TTTGTTGAAACCAACTCATGATTTTGGTTCTAATATGATTCCGGAGTGGAATGCTCAATTTACGACGCATGTCCCTTTCTTGGAAGAAAGCCAACGTATTTTACAGCGATTTCCCCAATATTTAGAGACCCCGGAAAATGTCCCCCCGAAGGAGGACGAAACTGCCTATGTTTTTGACCAAGAAAAGTGTAAGAAAATCATGGAAATATGGCAAGACACCAAAGAAGACCCCGATTTCCTGGAAAAGTACTGTTACATTGAGTGGGACATGGTAAAGTATCTGAATAAATCCCCGCATTTTCTTCAATCCATGTCGATTATCAACATGGCTGCACCGGTCATGAGTTTCATTATTCCGATTGTGTTTCTCATTTTCCCGTTTATTATTCTTAAAATACAAAATGTACCCATTAATTTTTCCATGTATATACAGGTTCTCAAAGATATCGCGCGACATCATTTTATTGGTAAAGCAATTACGAGTATACAGTCTCTCAGTTGGGATAAAATTATTTATTTGTTGATAACCCTTGCGCTCTATTGTTTACAAATTTACCAAAACGTCAATCTATGTTACCGGTTTTATCGTAACATCCATCTCATCAATTCTCATTTGACGGATATGCGCGAATATATTCGCTATTCGATTCATAGTATGGAGAAATTTGCCACTATATCCGAAGATCTTTCTACCTACCGCGATTTCAACATCGTCACCCAGCAGCAATGCGACGTTTTGCGGGAGTTTTACCAGGAACTTTTGCCAATTCGTCCGTTTCAACCCGGGTTCTCCAAAATCGTGGAAATCGGGTATTTGTTGAAATGTTTTTACGAATTACACTCGAATAAATCACTGGAAACCAGCTTGCGGTATTCCATGGGATTCGCGGGTTATATAAATAACTTGTCGGGTATTCACGAGAACATGGTGAAGGAAAAGATTGCCATTGCGAGATTCAATCGCAGCACCGACTCCTCCGACATTACCCGTATCAAGAAACAGTACTATCCGGCATATGTGGATACAGATCATGTGAAGAATTCGTTTGATTTAAGTAACAATGTTATTATTACTGGCCCCAATGCTTCTGGAAAGACTACCATGTTGAAGGCCACCACGATCAATATCATATTTACACAGCAGTTTGGTGTGGGATTTTATGAGACGTGCGCAATGACCCCTTATACTCACATTCACTCCTACTTGAATATTCCGGATACGTCTGGTCGCGACAGTCTGTTTCAGGCCGAATCGCGGAGGTGTAAAGAGATTATTGATATCATTCAAACACCGTACCCCGAGAACCCGCCGGAACATCCGCTCCGTCCGGCGCGTCATTTCTGTATTTTCGACGAATTGTATTCGGGCACAAACCCCACGGAAGCTACGAAATCCGCCTACGCATTCTTGATGTACTTGTCCAAGTTCTCCAATGTAGATTTCATTCTTACGACCCACTACGTTTCGATATGTAAAAAATTGGAAAAGAAGATGGAAAAGTGCGAGAATATTAAGAAGATTGGTAATTATAAAATGGATGTAATAGAGAACCCGGAGACGGGGAAAGTTAAATATACCTATTTGATGAAGCGGGGAATATCTAAAATACAGGGTGCGGTATTAATTTTAGAAGAGATGTGTTATCCCAAAGAAATCATCAACGAAATGCGCAAAATTACCGTGTAAACTTATGTAATCATAAAAAATATAAACCATACTATTATAGTTATTACACGCTTTGCTCATTTACACGCCGAATAATTGTAAAAACTCGGTAACAATGGTACATTCACAAATAAACAAACGGTTGAATTATGAGGAAGACCCGGCTATTGAAAAAAAGGACCATGAATTTGAGCCCCTGAAATATCCGATTGAAATGTCGTTCAATGAGGACGATGAGTGTGACGAATCACGTTCGGATTCGGGGGCAACGATCCGGTTTTACATCGCCTTTGGTAAAAAAAACGAGCGATTTTTGAAGAATAACAACATTGTTTACTATCCCGTGTACTTGGTGGCGCGCGATCAGGTGGTTTCAAAAATCGGGGTGTTGGAGGTTGAATCTGAGAACATGTATCAGATGGTGGACGAAGACGAACATATTGATCCCGAAAAACTCCCGTACCCCCCGCTGTTTTTCTCGTTTTTGACCGAATCGTACTTGTCGCTTAAAAACGCGGTAGTTTTTTCTACGGATTCGGACGAAGAAGTCGACGACCGCCGAGAGGATGAACCCGCAATTCCCGAAACGAGAGAACCCGCGGATACGATGTTTGATATTCCCGCGAGTAAACGTCAAGGATCCAAGACGGCAACTGCGGACTTAGAAACCGCCCGCGGTGCCCCGTTTAAGACGGATCCCACCGTAAAAATGCCCAAACAGTTGATAGAAGAAACCAAGACTGTTGCCGAAAAAATAAAATCGGAATTTCAGGAATCATCTCAAAACACGTGGATTCAGATGTTTTTACATAACCAGCATTATGGTATACAAGACAATGAGGGGGGAGGCGACTGCTTGTTTGCGGTGATTCGGGACGCTTTTCAAGAGGTTGGTAAAATAACGACGGTGGAAACACTTCGCGAAATTTTAGCCGAAGCCGTGACGGACGATATTTTTCAGCAATACCGGTCTATTTATCTGGCAATGGAAGACGGAATTGTAGAGAACGACCGGGAAATGGTGAATTTGACAAAAATGTTGAAAGAATACAAACGTCGTACCCAGATTCACCAAGGTTTGTCGAAAATAGAACACGAGGAAATCATTGATCAGGCCAAAAAAGCCAAGAAGAAGTTGGAGAACCTGAAGGAGGAAACGCGTGAAAATGCGGGATTTCTAAAGTATAACTTTGGTTTTATGAAAAACATTGGTTCTCTGGAGGCGTTTCGTGAATATATTAAAACGTCGCGGTTTTGGGCAGACAGTTGGGCGATTTCCACGTTGGAAGAAAAATTAAACATGAAAATGATCATCTTTTCGGAAGAAGCCTACGAGGAAGGAGCAGTAGACGCCGTGTTGAATTGCGGGGAGGCGACTGCGGAAATTCAGAAACGGGGTAAATTCGCGCCCGACTACTACATCATGACATCCTACAGCGGTACACATTACCGCCTTATTACCTATCACCAGCGAAAAATTCTCGAGTTTTCCGAAGTGCCTTACGATGTGAAAATATTAATTTTGAACAAGTGTATGGAACGCAACTCCGGGGTGTTTTATTTGATTCAGGATTTGCGGAGATTAAAGGGTAAACTAGGGTTAGATCCGCAAGAGGGTGCGCCGGAAGACACCCACGAATTGGAAGATGCGTATTTAGAAGCCCTGTACGATCCCAACACGGTATTTGTCCTGGATTCTCATGCACCCAAAACAAAATATCCGGGAACGAGCTCACTGGGAGAAAAAATACCGGTTGATAAAAAACCCGCGTTTATGGCTCTTTCCAAGCTAAAATCGTGGCGGCAAAAATTACACGATTCGTCGACAGATGCGCCATTCACGTTGAACGGTAAACGCTGGGCGTCCGTGGAGCACTATTATCAAGCCGCCAAATATCGCAAACAGCATCCCGATTTTTACGCACAGTTTTCTCTAGATTCACCGGACAATGATTTGAACCGCAATGTCACTCATGCCAAGATTGCGGGTAAAAAAGCCCGCAACAAGTATCGTCCGGAAAATGTTACCATTGATACCGATTTCTACGACGGAGAACGTAGTCACCAGGAACGACAAGCGGCGCTCAAGGCAAAATTTGAAAATAATCCGGATATGAAGAATATGTTATTACTGACGCGCAACGCGAAACTCGTGAATTTCGTACGTCAATCACCCCCGGAAATCGACACGGACCTTATGAAATTACGCGCGGAACTTGCCCCGCAAGTAGAGGCGTGATCCACATATGCCAATAATATGTGTGTATATTGTAAGTAAATTTGTATCCAACTTACAATATGCCGGTGAGGTTAGGGAAAACATCGCAAAAACTGTTACATGCGACCCAAAAAATCGTGTCAGGTTCTCCGGCGCATTTAAAAAAATCTTTGAAATTTTCACGGGACGCCATTCAATGTTTGGCTCCGATTGTACGTCGGCTTCTCGAGGTGTCTTCGCAATGGAAAGAAACGGCCCCGTTTTTGGTTCGCTCGGTCGATTTTCCGGAGAAAACATACCACCAATCTGACCTGTTTAATGTCATCCCCCTGCCGATACGCAGTACCATTCTTGATTCGCAAAAAATAGCCCGTTCCTACCTATTTATGGCAGGTTCTCGACAAATTAGGGTACACATGGTGTTACCTATTGCGGATATGTGGGAAGGATCGAGAGAACCGGCGTATTTTCGACGGGCAATTCATCTTATTTGGTGGTGGTTTTCGGTGATAGGTGAGTACGCCAATTGTGATTGTGGTACGAGTGTGGATGTGTACTTATATTTAACTTCGCATTACAAATTTATGCCGCAAGAAGGTCCCATTGGGCCACTACATTCCAATACGGCGTTTACCCGTACATGTGAAAAAAACAGTACGATTCAGATATTTCGCGAAGAAGAGTGGTTCAAAGTATTAATTCACGAAACGTTTCATAGTTTGGGTTTGGAGTTTTCACAGAGTCCGGGATTCACCCCGATGTATTCAAACGCTATTCGGCTCGGGTTTAAAATAGACACCGACGGATTGTTGTTTGAAACGTACTGTGAAGTGTGGGCAACTGTATTCAATGCGATGTTTACGGCAGTATTAATGAAAAAAACCGAGAACCCTCGTCGAACAACAGTCGGGGGCATAATACGCGCCACAGAAACGATTTTATTGTACGAGATGAAATTTGCGTTGGTCCAGAGTGCCAAGGTTCTCCATTACATGAACATTAGTTATGCGGATTTTATTCACCACGGTCAGGATAAAACTGTCCTAGAACGTCTGGCCGCGTACCGAGAGGACACCAACGTATTTTGTTATTACGTGTTGAAATCGCTCATGTTATACCATATTGACGGATTTTTGGGATGGTGTGGGGTTCATAACAAGGGTTCTCCAAATTTTGTGAAAACCCGGGCGAACATGGCGTCGTTTATTCAGTGGTTCTCGACAATCTATAAGGATCCCAGTTACGTGGAAGAACATGTATACGCGGAGAACCAGTTGAGTCATTTCGGGGGTCTCAGCGAAAAATATACCCTACGCATGACATTGTGGGGGTAATGCCCTCTCCACGCCCATTCCCTCCACGCCCCACACCCCACTCGGTAAAAATTGATTGGTTCCATTTCTAGACACACATTTTGTAAAATAATACAGATATTTCTTAGATCCGTACTAGGTATCGAAAAGCCGGTGGGGGTATGGGAATAAAAAATCTAAATAAGTATCTACTGGAAAAATGTTCGGAACATGCCATTAAACAAAAGCACTTGTCGATTTTTAGTGGTAAAGTTTTGGTCATCGATACAAGTATCTATTTGTACAAATTCATGGAGGAAAAAACCCTAATTGAGAGCATGTATCAAATGATCACAGTATTGCGCCACTATAAAATCATACCAATCTTTGTGTTTGACGGTAAACCCCCCAAAGAAAAGGAGGAGCTGTTGAAGCGGCGTAAATTGGACAAAAAGATTGCCGAACAAAAGTACCAGGAGCTGATGTATCAGCTGGCGCACCAACCCGAAAGCAATCAACGTATTATGGTGGAAATGGAACGCTTACGTCGCCAATTTATCCGTATCCAACCGGGTGATATCAAGGATATTAAAACCCTCATGGATTTGTACGGGATTGAATATTTGGACGCAGAAGGAGAAGCGGACAAGGTGTGTGCGAAAATGGTGATGGATAAACGTGCTTGGGCATGTGTAAGTGACGACATGGACATGTTTGTTTATGGTTGTACTCGAATCATGCGAAATATGAATTTGTTACAACACAGTGTCGTGTATTACAATTTGGACAAAATTTTGCGCGAGCTACAACTACCGTTACAAGATTTTCGCGAGATAATGATTTTGTCGGGTACAGATTATAATTTACACCAGAAGATTACGTTACATAAATCCTTGAAATATTACGAAGAATACAAAAAGGACAAGGCGTCGCACGAAAATTTCTACGAATGGTTATCGAAAAATCACATAAAAAACGCCGAAACGCTTTATGATATATATCACATGTTTAGCATGGATGACAGTTCTAGCCCGGAATCCGACGATTTTACTACGATGAAACCGCGTAAAATGCCCAACTGGCCCAAATTAAAGGAGTGGTTGGTGCCGCGAGGCTTTGTGTTCTGCGACGTGTTTATTTGAGTTGTTCTATCCCACCCACCACCCGACGTCATACAATGAAATATAATATCTCAATAGTTATATTGAGATGTTACTTGAATGTTTTACTGCGGCTGTAATTTACGGTATCACCCCCATTACGGAAAAACATCTGTTAAAATTCATTGAAATCGAGAGTTTCATACTGATCAACGGCATACTTATTTTTCTGTTTTGTTTCGTTTATTGGATTTTTTTTGGTAAATACCGTCTGTTGGAAGACATCGGTACCGTATTAGAAAATAAATATTTGACGGTGTTAATACTATTTACCGCGTTTTTTGTGTATATTGTAGCCAATTTTTTGTACATGTTTGCGATCAAAAACAATAAAACGTATATGGCAACCGCACTTATTGCGTGTTATCCGATTATCACAGTATTAATTGGATACATATTTTTGAGTGAGCAAATCTCACTCGTTCATATTATGGGGATTATTTGTATTATTTTGGGAGTTTCTTTATTGACATTTTTCAAATGAATGTCGTACACGCATGGTCATATCAGTTCAAAATACTGGTAATGTAGGATCCCACGTAATCCTCGATGCCCGTGTGATTCAGATTCACCGAGACGTCAATAAAAATATTGCCCCCCATCTTGGTCCAACGGTGACAAAACAGCCAATCTTCCGAATAATAGTGCCCATCCTCCACCCCACAATCAAAAAGTGCGTAGGCAAACTGGTTCTCTTCGGGCTTCAAAAAATGAACGTCGTCCACATATTTCGTGGAAGGGAAAGCCCGCATCATGGTTTCGATGACCGACCGCTGGATCATCATGAAACCAGTCGCAGTATGTTTCACCTTGGCCAAATTATTATCGATCGTGAGGTAGTTATCCAAATAGTTAATATTGTAACTCAAGAGACGGTTCTGGATGAAGACTTCGTCGGTCACAATGTCACGCAACTGAGATTCGTTCTTGGTTTTGATCCAGGATTGAATGATGTTGGATTTGTAGGGATTGGCGGGATCGCTGATGAGCTTCTCCCACATGTAGTGCTTGAGAGGGTAGACACCTCCGACCACGTGCTTGTCCGCAACGAGAAGTTTCAGGATCGAGGATGGATCCCAGGTGATGTCACTGTCAATAAACAGAATATGGGTCATTCTGCGGTCGTTCATTGCGCGGGCAACCAGGTTGTTACGTGCCCGAGATACGAGACTGTCGTTCTTACAAAACTCGACTTGAACCTTGATATTGAGCGATCTCAAAACGTCTAGGGTATTCATGATACAAGACACATAGTTGACAAAACACATCGACCCATAACAGGGTGTGAGTATGTAAAGAACCGGGTTGTTCTTCTTGACGTAATCAGCCACCCGCTGATCGAAAGATTGGGTTTCGAAATTCATACCGATGCCGTTCTTGCCGAAAGACTCCGTAGGTTGAGGGTTGCTACCAGTAAAGGTAGGAGCGGCCGACGGGTTATGAAATTGCGGAGGGGGCGGGGTATTCTGAAAAGAGAATGGTGAACTATCGACCACTTCATATTTAATGTTGCTCATGGTTCGAATATACACTATAATGTGCGAAGGGTTTAAATGTGTTTATAATAAATATATTTTACAGACAGCGTTCCCACACGTAAGGCCGCTTAAAGAGTTCCCGTTCTTGTTGAGTTTTCTTGACAATGATAATACAGTTTTGCGCAAAGGTTACGGAACTAATATCTTCACGGTTGGCGTCCGAAATAAGATTTTTCATGACGTTGGATTGGAGTCGGCGCGTGTCCTTTGTCAAAAACTGGCTATTAATGTCGTCCGCCACGTGTTTGAAAATCTCGACAATAGAAGCGGGGTGATGGTAACCATATTCGGTTTTATATCCGTAGAGACCTTCCTGAGTCCAGTAAGACGTTTCAATGTCTTCAATGATATAGGTACCACCGTCTACCAATTTTTCGAAAAAAATATCAAAACAGAGCAATTGATGTTGAGGAATATGAGAACCGTCGTCGATGACGAAAAAAAGTGGTCGGGTTATTTTATCAAAAATGTCTAGCATAGCTTCGGCATTACTCTGGTCCTCTTTGAACACCGTATACCGGTCCCCCACATCCTCAAAATCGATGTCTATACCGTAGAAAAAGGCGTTGGGAAAATACTCGAGCCAGGCGCGAAACGAGCATTTATTTTCGATGCCAATTTCTAGCATGGCCCCCGCATTTCCTTGTCCGTCGAGATCTAAATTTCGGTAGTGTTCCAAGAATCTTGGATAAAAGTAGTAATACCCGTGGTGGGTCACCTTGTCTGCTCGTTGTTTACTGAAAATCCGGTAAAAGTCGGAGTATGTAGAACACATTGGATGGTGTATTTCCATGGATCCGCCCAATACAAATGTTGTGAGGTATAAATATAAACTGTTACGGTTTATATTTATTGGTATCAAGTATTTTTATTTGGTTTGTGGTAATAAATATTATTGTTTATCATTTTTGTTTTGAAAAGGTGATTTAAGCCGTAGCCGCAGATGCCGGCTTGATGAAGTGGTGCTTCATGTACTTCTGGAGGTTAAAGTACGTAAGCTCGTCGCTCTTCTGGAGGTTGAGGAGCTTGGTAAGGCTCACGTCCGGGTTGATCTTGCGGCCGTTGGAAGGATCCTGCAGACCCTTCTCGCGGATGTAGGCATTGATCTCCTTGCTCACCGCCGTGCGGGCCATCTCGACCCCAGCAGACTTGCCGAGGAACTTGGCCAGCTCGTCGCTGATACGCGTGGGCTTCACAAAGCCGGAAGGCTGGCGGTTGCCCGTGGAAACCTTGCGTCTCTTGGACGAAGACTTTTGGGCGTTCTTGAGCTCGCGGGAAACGGCCTTCTCCAAGTTCTTGAAGTCGGACTTCATGGTGGCAAAGATGCTACCAATCTGCTGGAGCTTGGCACCAAACTCG